CGACTTTTCCACATTTGTGGAGCTAATTGCCGTATTTTTTACCTAATCGGCATTTAGGATTGGAGGTGTATGAGGGAGACATACAAGAGACGTTGTGCTCACCATGGACATTGTGCCATAAACGTTGGCTCTCCGGCCGGAAGATTTTGTGCTTCCGGATTCCAACGTTTGAGATGTAAAGCTTCAGTAGGATTTCTCAACCTACACCCGCGCAAACATGCTGCGTTAAACACTGCGGATTATTTTAGTGTTCTACCAAATAGCGTTTAGCAAACGCCCAATAGTGATATAAAACTAGGGGATTTCACCCCCCAATCGCAAACCCATTATTGGCTGCGTTTAATTAAGCCAATTTTTCTTCGGAATGCTCTTTATGACACGAGAGTTATTGTAATTCACTGCTAGACCTGTACAGGCGTAGTGGATCTCAAAATAAAAATGAAGGATAGTCCCCAAGACAAAAACATAGATCCGTATGTTAATTATCCAATCTTCAAAGAGAAGACTAATTCAATTTGAAGTAGCGACTTCAAAAGGGTAGCAGCCCCCAAAATTGCGACACATTCTACGGATGCTCTTTATGACACGAGAGTTATTGTAATTTGCTGTTAGACCTGACGGCAGCAAATCTCAAATTAAAAAGAAGGATCGTCCCCACGACAGAAACATAGATCCGTATGTTTTATCCAATCTTCAAAGAGAAGACTAATTCACCGTGAAGTAGCGACTTCACAGGGTAGCCGCCCACCAAATGGTATATAGGCACTAGGCCGCGCTTGAAATAGTTGCAACAATTGATCTAAGATCCGTATATATGCGAGTCACAGCATGGAACAACGTAAAGTTCCCAAGTGGCAAAAAGCAGCTCCCGAAGACGCCGGAGTGAAGAAAGCGTAAAAACCAAAATGGTAAAACCCCATTGTGTCAGAGTTAATGGGCCTGGCAGAGATTGTCTCACCAAGAAAAACGAACAGACGGTTCACAAAGAACAGGGTTGTCAGAACCCTATTTCCAAATCTGTCCAGGAGGAGAACCTCCATGGTGTTACCACAAAGTGGTATATTCCTGAGTGGATACGTAGTAACTATCAGTACTATACATCAAAACCTGATTCCAAGGTCTTAGACCTACCGGCCCCCGTTTCGTCAAACGAACAATGCGAATGTCTCGCAAGTCAAGAAAAGACAACGGGTGAAAACCCAAAACTGTTTGAAAGTCCATTATCTTTACAGCCCGCATGTGTGCGTGCCCAGCGCGGCCCAGAACTTTCAACAGTCCCCAAAACCGGGAAGCAAATTTATTATGAGCTAACCGGTACAGTACCGCCACCTGAAGATTTCACAGTCTGGTATTCCCTATTCTTTTGTTTGGAACTCCTTATTGTGTTAACTTCTTCCTCACTAGACTATTGGTTTGATCAACATCTGATCGCCCTTGTCTACTTCTTGCTTGCTAGTATGCTTGTTTTGTCAACTGGAAGGATATCATATCCTCGTCCACGAACCAAAAGTACTAAAGAGTTACGAAGAATCAACAGTTTCATACCACCTGAAGCCATTCTTGCTAGATTCAAGATGATTTCCGTCGTAGAAACCCTTTTTGATTTCACAGTTATGTTCCTTTGTTTGTGTTTTCCTGACCTTGTTTTTTGTCTCTGTTGTGGAGGATTTTTCAGGTTGTTCAAGAAACGCGCCGGCGTTCTGATGTTAGCATATCTCATCCTACCAGTTGAGGGAGCGAGCTTCCGATCGCCACTTTGGAATATGATGGCCACTATGCTGGGAGCCATTATTGGCGCCGCATGTGGTGTTATCATGGTGTTCAACCGACGGTCATTATTCAAGATGACTGCTGGAATTCCTCAGTACAATATGTCGTTGATAGCTAATAGTGCGAAATGGTTGATCGATTATTTGATCCCGTTGAGCGCTCATTCAGTTGCCACGATTGAAAAAGGAATGACTTGGGGAATGTTTTGCTACTGGGGCACAGCCAAAGTGCACAATGCTCTTTTTTCTGTGTTGTGGACTATTGCACCAATATTCACAGATTCACCTTGCCCTCGAATGCCAGTGTCAACAATAACTGTTAGGAACACGTTTACCAATTGGTCCTCTGTTCTCCCTGATAGTGTTTCGAAGCACATGTCCCAATATAAAGTATACAGGAGTTTGATTAATACTTTGGCTACGTGGGCCCGTGAACCTAGGTTGCCGGATGATGCTGATTGGACTGCAATAGTGCTGAAGTGGACATTGCGCTTGGATAGATTGATGTTGGACCTTGATCTTGAAGAGCACGCTGTAGCGATTATGCAGCGATTATTCACGAAGAGTGCTTCCACTTTCAGCAGCCTCGGTGCTCATTGTAGTGCTGAGTCCGAAATTGTGGTGTTAGCAAAGTTTATGGAAGGTCTAACAAATCAAGTTCCGAGGTACATAGCCCATGCGGACAGTGAAGACTTTCTAGAAATTCCGCTTCCCCACCTTTTTGCCAAAGCCAATGGAGCGATAGAAACTGTGCGTGATGTAGCTGATGCGCCAGGTAGTAAAATGTTGACACGATTGGTTGAGTGTGCTTGCACCATTCCTATGTACATGACTGGAAAGACAGATGAAAGCGACTTGAAAAAGTTTTCCAAGAATGTCAATGAGAATCTCGAGAAATCTAGGTATACTGTATCATCAGTGAGCAAAGCTATGTTGTTCTCATGTGAATTGGCGTATCATGTTCACAACACTGGAAGTTATTCCAAGGGTTGGTCTTATGCAAACTATGGACTTGACAAGGAGTTTGAAGTAATTGTCAAGTACAAGGATGCTTTTGAAGCAGGTGAATATGCTGATCAAGGGCTGACGCAAACCATGATGATTTTCCGTATCGAACAGTGGATGGCCGCCGAGCGCAAGAAACAGAAGAACATGAATGCCAAGGACAAATTCAAGTCAGAGGAGAAATTGACCTATGCTTTCAAGTTTCTCAAAAATGTGCGTGTTAGGGCGAAAATGAGTTCTGGACGTATTCAACATTTTGCATTGTTCATTCACGGTAGACCAGGTATCGGGAAGTCCAAAAGTATAGATTTTCTCGAAGCTTATTTGCACCAGTTGACAGGGTTGACTGATATTGCCGAAAGAGGAAACATTATTGCCGGGGCCAAGTACGACGATGCTGTTCACTCGACTACGACATTGAAAGTTCTGGATGATTTGGGAAATACAGCTACGGATAAACGAATGACTGGCGAAACTGAAGCAAGTAAGGTCATCCGACATTGCAGCTCTATTACGCAAACGTTTGTCAAAGCTGGTGTCGATGAAAAAGGCGTAGCCATTGACAATTCAGTGTTCGTCATAGCAACATCTAATACACATACGGCCGGGCTTGAGACCGAAACAGTGGATTTAGAATCAATGGCTCGCAGGTTTCAAGTGAAAGTAGATATGGCGTGGAAAGATGGCGCCAAAGAATTTTTGAAGGATACTGGTGTTGATTACAACGGTCTACATGCAAAGTATGGAGATCCAAGTGATACGTGTCTGCCAAAATGGGCTACTTACACCCTTTACAACTTTGGTGATGATGGAGTCTCTGGAAAGGCAAAAGTGACTTATCTTACTCAACCGTTGGAAGCAGAAGAGTTTATTGCACACCTCGGAAAGACGACCCAAAAATACTTCACGGATGAAATTGATGCTATTAATAGCAAAAATAGAATGCTTGATACGCTAACAATGTGTCCCCACAATCTTCCGTCTAAGATATGCAATGATTGCCTAACCGCCCAGAAACTTGAAGAAGCCGCACAACAACTCAAGAAACCAGCCGATCTTAGTGAACTCAAGTCAAAATTACCCGGGACGCGGAAGGATAAACAAACAACGCTCAAAGCCGAATCGATGGCTGGAGCCGCTGTTAATCTTGTTACAATGGGTGCCTCCCTGTGGTCAATTACGAAAGAGAAAGAGAGTGCCCCTTGGGCCGTCAAGAATTGGCTGGAAGGCGTAATGGTCAATGTTGTACTGTCTGTCAACAATTCTTTCTTCTACTATGTGATGCAATTTATTGCCTATCGACATACATGGTGGGCGATTGTTATTTTTCGGCAAGTAGTGGTCCTATTGGTCCAAAGCGATACCCATGATAGGTTGTTCCGGTGTATATACCTCGGAAACGCTCTGTTTTTTGGTTTTTTCACAATGCTGCATGCCAGAGATTTGACGAAACGGCAGTTGGCGTGTGTGTGTCTGTGTTACAGCTTATGGACTTTCTTTCTCGCTCGAAATCATCGCGCTATAGCCGTTGCGGATAACTTGTTCCTGTTTGGAGTGATCTTTTGCAAATGGCTGAATAGTTATTATGCGAAGATTGTATTGGTATCGAGACTGTACTTGGTTAGGTCTCAGTTATACTACATCGGATCTATTTTCAATGATGTGTTACCCAAGATCGTTTTTGTCATGAGCGCTGCGAGAGCGTCCAAAGACATACTACGTCTCCTCATTGAGACGTTGGATACGTTTTTAGGTTCATTTGATGCACACGGAGGTGGAATTGAAATTTGGAAAGAGAAATCTGAAAAAGAGCATTCATGGTCTGCAGTTGTGCGTCAACCTATGTGCCCCAACCCAGCTAATGCCGGTACTCAGACAGACCATTTGATGAGAAAACTTGAGAACAATCTGTGTACAGTGGAATTTGTAGGAAGAGATGCTGCTTACAAGTCGAACGCGTTGTTTCTGTCCTCGGGTATTATGGTTATGCCTTACCATTCATGGGAACAAAATGACGGAATTATGTTAGAAGCGACCCTGAAAGTCACGAATGGAAGAAAAGTCAACACCGTTACAATTAGGCGCCAAGATTGTTACATTGAACAAGACCTAATTTTTCTGAATATGCCTGGCTTTGGTTCCAAGAGCGACCTACGTAAGCACATGGCCGTAGAAAAAACACCTGCATTGAAGAATGAGGGTAGGTGGCTTCGGTACAATGAAGACGGAGCCATGGAAGATGTACCGATTACTCTCACTGCTGATGATAAGGTAAGGTACAACCATCCAAAACGGCAGCTTCAAGTTTGTGGTTATGCTTATTCGATGAACTCTCGTTCCAAACCTGGGCACTGTGGTAGTCCGATCATTAGATCTGGGAAACATGCTATGTTGGTTGGAATTCATATCGCTGGGTCAAACATGATGATGATTAGACGCGGAGCAGCTTGTACTATAACTACTCACTCCCTGATGAAAGCGTTTTCCGTTCTGAACACGACTGGAATGATAACTACTCGTGATACTCCGGTTCTTGATGCCAACGACCAGCCGATGAAAGTTGATCCCACCGTACACGCGAAACATCCCCTTCATTTCATGCCTCAAGATGTAGCTCATAATGTCATTGGTGACATTGGAAAGACGCACTCTGCTCGAAATCCTGTTGTTGTTAACGAAAACGTTAGTGTTGCCGAGAAACACGTAATGGACAACCCCAACTTTACGAGTGCAAAGATGTGGGCCAAAGCTAGTTACAGACTTCCCTTGATTCTGACAGGCCGTGTAGAGAAGACGCGAATTACACCACACTGTTTGGTCAAAGCAATTGATGATTATTTGCCAGTACCAGCTCATGGCCCTGCATTGAGACCTTACACACTAGCAGAAGTTTGTTCGGGCTCCGTGGATCATAAGCTGAAAGCCTTGGATCTGACTACAAGTTTTGGGCCTCCTCACAATAACTCCAAGAAAAATCATTTCTTTGTGTGCAATGATGGTGTTCATAGGGGTCTAAACAAACAGGATTTGCAATCGTACAACAACACAATGCAACGATTATCCCGTGGAGAAACAACCGGACATTATGCCAAGGCCCACCTCAAAGGAGAGCCCGTAGCGAAGGAGAAAAACGCACGGATCTTCTATTCCATGAATGCGATTACTCAAATTATTGCGACCCAGTATTTCGGTCCAATTGTAACTTATGTCCTTGAAAATAACATAGACATGGGTCTCGCAATGGGAACGGATCCCCATGCTGTTTCGTGGCACAAACTGACGGAAAAATTATCCCAAAAAGGAGCTTTTGAGAAGAGCAATTTTAGCATTGATTATTCGAAGTGGGATGCAACGTATCAGACTGAAGTAGCTACATTGATAACGGAGAGATTGATTGAGATTGGGGCTACGCTTGGATATGACGCTCCTGCTTTGCAAATCATGATTCACTTATCGCCTTCCTGGTTAGAACCCATTGTTGACATGGATGGTGCTTTGATAAGATTTGTGGACTTGCTGCCATCGGGGTGTTTCTTGACTACGTTCTTGAATAGCGTTGGGAACCAGCTCTTGATTCGCGCGAGTTTTTACAATCACGCGCACGAGGGGGCCCTTTTTAGCAATTTCATGTTTTGTGTAACCATGGGTGATGATAACACCGGGAAGATTTTGGAGGCACTTGAAAACGCTGGATGGTCGTTGGAAAAACTGGTAAGTGACCTAGAAGAATGGGGTTACTTTGTTACCAATTCTTCCAAAGATTCGAGTGTTAGGAAGATCGAGTTAATGAGCAGTGATGAAGTTGATTTTTTGAAAAGAAAGACGTACTACAACAAGGACATTGGACACAGAGTAGGGGTACTCAACAATGCATCAGAATTGCGTCCTTTCTATATAGGCATTCCTAGTTCCAGCGTCACACCACGCGAACAAAACATGGATTGTGTTGAAACCACAATAACATCGTTCGCTAGGAGGGGTCGAGAACAGTATGAAGAAATGCAGACGAGATTGAACAACTATGTAGAGAATTCCGGGTATGGTACTTGCGAGTTACTACAACGCTCTTATGACGATTGCATTGATTTGATCAAGCTCGAGTATCCATTACAACCTGGACAGGAAGATGTTATGGAATGCCCTATCGACATGCCCAATTTGTCGAACTTGAATGCACACTCCGAAGGACCACTAGAAGAAGTGACGCGCAACGAAGTTGAACAGGCTGTGCTTGGTGAAGCAAGCGTTCCCCGCTCGCTGCTACCGGCAGCTCCTGAGACAGAATTGCCTCGTTGGTTGCAAAGGTCGGTTCGTGTTGCCACACTTCCCGCTTCTGTTGGACATTTTCTTTCTCACACGTTTGATCCGTATACATTGTTTTTTGAGCATCCCTCGATAGCACCGAAAGTAACCCATTTTGCCAGGTTGAAAACTGACATGAAGGTTGAGTTCAAAATCGTCAGCTCATCAGGACACTACGGCGGATTTAGAGTGTGTTTCATCCCTATGCACAAGTACAATCTATCCGTTGACCCTTTTAGTGCTGGAAACGGACTCTCAGAAGCTTTGTCTAGTCAGCTCAATCACGTTGATTTTTCGTGCACTGATTCCGATGTCTCAATTGTATGTCCGTACACTAGCAACCAGCCTGCGGTGTGGAATTTTTCAAGAGAGAGAAGCTCACTAGGACGTGTAAACATTTCATCGTTAACGTCGCTCCGACACAGTATGGGTTCTACAGCTTCCATAGCCATAGAAATTTGGATTTCTGCAGTGAACTTGTCTTTGACGGGAGCCACCATGGAAGCTCATGCCGAAAAGAAAATAAGTGATTACGTCAGTGCAGCCGGACAGGTAGCAGAAGTAGCCTCTCATGTTCTAGGTGCCGAGTTAGCAGTTCCGTCCAAAATCGTAGCAAAAGGAGCTAAACTCGCAGCGGGCGTGTTACGTTCACATGGATTCTCTCGACCGATGCAGTTGGAAGCCGATACTCCTCGCGCAATGACAAGCTCCCTAGCTTCATCAAACTTGGATATCGTCGGTAAAAAATTGTCCTTGGATTCAAACCAGGCGGTGGCTTTGACTAACAATGCTAGTGATGGTGATCCTTTGCTGTACAACACATTTCATTCGAGGTGGACACAAATTGCGACAGCAACAGTGTCGTCAACAATGTTGCGAGGACATGAATTAATGCGTGTAGGAGTTACACCGTTGACGTGTGTTTTTTCTGAGAATGGCAGAAAACTTGTTCCAGCGGCATGTGCTATTCCGGCAATGATAAACGATTGTTGGCGAGGACCGGTGAAGTATAGGTTTACGGTTTACTCTCACTCGAGTTTTGGTGGAGCTTTGCAAATTTCCTATGATCCGAGAGGTCATCAGGATGAAGATTCAACCTTGCAAGAGAATGTTTTCCTAGACATTGAACATGGCAATAACATTGAAACCATTGTTCACTACTCTAGTCCGAGAGCATCTTTGTCCACACGAGTTATAGGAATTCCAAAGCCCTTATCAGTATTTAGGCAAGATGTGATGAATGGTGAATTAGTTTTGAGGGTCGCATCACCGCTGGTGGGGTTGACGCCGGAATCAACATATGCTGATGTCATTGTAGAAATGAGCGTGGATGCGCGAATGCTTTTGTATCGACCATCTGCATCCATTTTTTCCATGTTTGCAAACTTGCCTGCGAGAGAAGGTGTGGCTCACATTGGCAATGAGGTTCCAAACTTCAATGTACGTCCTGATATTGAACACGCGGCTTTTAGTGCTCCTCCGCGTGGAGAGGATGGTTTTTTAGCTGGTGTTCAAGATTTGCCGCGACACAATTCTGCTCCTGAAACTGATGCTCCAACAAGTGCTCCAACGGGTGCGCCCACTACAGTGGCCCCTACATCAGCACCAAGTTTACGAACGTCAGCACCCACGCTGCTACCTTGTTCTGTTGACAGTGGGAGAATTTCAGTTTTGCACTGTGGTTTTTCTGAGAACTGGACTTTAGCCGGAGATGCAAACTCAGAAGTTTATACGCTGGCAGGAATTGGCAGTGTGCGTATACCGTTCTACGTTGTCGAAGGCACTTATAGGTTGATACTGCACGGCACCGGATTCACGGGATCGTCGATTACAGCTGGAAGTGCCACAATTTTCGCTAACGCAAACTCGGTTTCGATAACAGGTACTGAAGACGTAGG